TCAGCCGACAATAAAGTAGGCGAATAGTGCATCGTGCCCCTGATTGCTAAAGTTAATAACCATAGTCCCGTCTACGCTGGTGCCGTCGATATATGGGTTATGGTGCCACGGGTCGTGGTCGACCCCAGTAAAAAACACCAAGCTAGATGTCGAATAGCGCGGATCATTAACTGTCGTCTGGGTTATGTTCGCCGGCAAAGTTACATACCCAACACTATTCAGCCCGCCGTTGATCGTGCGGTTCAGAACTTCTGCAATCTCACGCGTTGTGGCCGTGATCGGGTTAAGCGTGCGAAAATTAGTTGTACGCTGCTCAATTGTCATCTCCGGCCGATCTCCCTAGCCTCAACGTCTAAGCCAATGACCTTGTTCCATCCACCCGACAAATTAAGTTTAGCTCTATGATACCTGCCTTGCGACCTATGCGGCGCGAACCCAGACACGTTGGGCGTGCTTGGGGCGGAATACGTCACCAAAGACGATTGGTTGTTTCTGGTGCCGACAGAAATGCTGACGCTGCCGTCTTCATAATATGGGTAACTTCTCACCACGATTGAGTGCTTGCCCATAGACATAGGCGCTTCACCTGTTTCGATGACGGCGTCCATTGGCGCACCGCTAAAGGTATAAATTTTGTCTCCATACGCGCCGCCAAAGAAATACTGACCACCCTTAAAAAACCGGCTGTCTAGCTGCTGGCTCAGTCCGTCCACAGTGGCAGCCAGATTATCTAGGTCGTCTACCGTGTATCCGGCTGAGAACATAGGCGCCAAATAGTCAGCCTCGATCTCGGCTAGAGACCACTTGTTTAGAACATAGTTATAGATGATGATTTTGTCAGGCTGTCCGGTTGGCGACTGCGTTGACGTGTAAGACCACATCGCCACTTCGTTCAGCGGGTCGACGCTGCAAGACATGCGATAGTCGTAGTTACTATCAAAGTCCTGCAAGAAAAATTCGTTAACGCGCTCGGACCCTATTGGCGAAGCCTTTTGACCGTCAAATGCGTAAAATCCATCAGACGCCAAAAAGAACACAAGATTGCCGGAGTTGCAGACAGAATTTTTAAACGCGCAGCCGCGTTCAGCTACAACCTTGTCAAACTGCCAAATGAGTGGCGGGCCTGTGTATGTGGCGCGGTAAATAGCTTTTTCACAAAGCACAGTCGCATATTCACCGCCGACTAAGCCAGTTATGGCGCCGCTATCGGGCAGGTCTTGGAAATCTGCCTGATCAACACCAGGAACCCAGCTTGTTATGTCGTTAAATCCAGACCACTGGCAGCGGTATGGTAGGCGCCCAGCGCCCGTGTCCACGTTTGCAGTCCAGACAAAATCACGAACCACCGCGATAAAGTCAGCCTTTGGCGCATTGGTCAAGTCTGCAAAGTTAGAGCTTGCACCTAACTCAAACGACTGGACAGTCTCGCCAACGCCCCCAGAAGTAAGGACGTAGTCGCCGAACTGCACGAACCGCCAAGTCTCTCCGTCGTCCAGCGTGTAACCGCCAACCTTACTGACTGGGTCGAGATTGTTGGTTGATGTTGAGTGCAGGTACAAATTAGTCGCATCACCGGCAAACAGCTTGGTGTTTGAGGCTGTATCCTTTGCCGCAAAGATGCCTTTAATCGTGTTGGTTGCCGCGTTAGAGTACGGCACAAACGAGTTCATTGAGTGATAGCCAATTGCCGCTGGGAATACGTTTGTGGCCACGGTTACGCCGCTGTTCATTATGTCAGCCTGATCCGGCAGCCATTCACCTAGTTGTATCATTGTCTAGCCCAAGCCCCACTGCTTGATGCCGCCGCGCCCCAAATTTGGGAGCCAACGGCAACATCTGTCCAAATCCCTGACCCTGCGGCCACGTCGATCCAGTCTTCACCAAGAACCTTTACATTGATTGACGTACTCGCCACAACCCTTGGCCGACCTGCTGTGACAAATATACCACTTGAGGCGGCTGTTGTAGAGGCCGACACGTTGATGGCAGAGTTCACTCTGTAGACAACCCCAGCCAAGGCGCTTGTGGTCGCCACAATCGAAGCTGCGCCGACCTGCTGTCTTGTGCGTGCAATCTCGCTAGACTGGGAAGCGGTAATATTCACGGCGGCAGTAACCTGCCGCGTTGGTGTCATTGACGCCGTGACGCCGGCCGCGCCGGTCACTGACGCCTGCATAGCTACCGTTCTTGTTGGTGCGGCAGTAGCGGATGCGGAGATATCTACCGACGCGTCGACAAGCTCGGCAAACTGAATTTCAGCAGCCGTCGTGATAGCCACTGAGGCAGCCCCATCTGCGACAACAACGCATAGCTGGTTAAGCTGCTCTAGGTTGTAGCCAAATGCGTCTAGGGCTTCTAGGCCACCCCAAGCGTCTAACTGTTCAAGCGTGGGGTTACACCAAGGCAAACCATCTAGGTTGTCCAAGCTGCCCGACAGCGCATCTAGGCTGCCGGTTAACTGTTCAAGCGTTGGTGTATTGGTTGCCATTGGCTAACCTAAGCTGCCGTGATGTCTAGGTCGCCAGCAGAAACTTTAAGGATGTCGCCAGTGTCAATCAGCTTGCCCACAGTAAACGCGCCGTGGATCAACAGATTTCCGCCCGTTAGGCCGTCAAACAAACCGAAGTGCGTGACGGTGCCCCAAGACGCCGTTGCAGGCGAAAACTCAGCGGCAGCCGTGTTGTCGGCAGTGCCTGACGCCGCAGCGTTAAAAGCAATAGACTGTCTGGCATATCCATTGCCTGACAGCTCTGTGCCGCTGTTATCGTCATTAAACGAGCCCGTGGATAGGCCGATATATATTGTTGTTGGCATAGTGTAGGCCGATGTGCCTAGCACATGATCCAACACCTTGTTCTCGAGGTAGTCACTCATAGCGCTCATAATTATTTCTCCGCAGAAGAATTTTGACGTTGATAAATACTGGTAATCTGAAGGCTGCCAGTCCCGTAGTGCGCGCGGCTTTCATCAATCTTGATTTCCTCTAGCGCAGTGTTGAAGCGCTGCATGTATTGCGCAGCCCTAGTCTCATCAAGTAAATATGCGTAGGCCTCGGCTAAAGCCCCATACAAATAAGCGTCGGGCGAGCGCAGCAATATGTTGTTGCTAGGCGCAGCCGCAGATAAAGGCGTAATATCCCCAACGTAAACAATCTCAGCCGTGTAAGCCGTGTCAGGGATTGGGCGCAGCTTCATCTCAGGCCCGATAATCGAAAAGCCGCGAGGCTTCGCGTGACCGGCTGTCGGGAATTGCTCGTCCAGCGCAGTTGGGCTGTAATACTCAAGCACCGTCAGGGGCGAGGTATTGAGCTTAACTTCGCGAACCTCCCGCAAGTCAGTAGGCAACGCAATATACTCGTTGCCCGCCACAAGCGTAGCTGTCGACCGCTTTTCCTGAGCGCGTGTCTCAAGCTCTCGGTTCATGCGAGCCTCAGCCATCGTAATGAAGTCAGGTATCTGCGCCGTAAGGTCGCTACGAGCCAAAAAATTGGCTATAGCTGTTTGCAAGGTTGCATATGTCGTGATCGCCATTAAATTCGCCCGCCACCAGTCCTAAAGTCCCGATTTTCGGGATCGTTCAGCCAAGCCTTCCACGCCTGTGCATTTTCGCGCGGGTTGCCTAGCTTTTCCATCAGGTGATTATACACGACCAATGGTATTTCCGCTACATGCTGCATGTGGCGCTGCGTGTCGCCAATCATTTGGCCTGCGCGGTACTCCCCAGCCATATGCCTGTTCAGCTTAATTAGCGTGTCAAAATTTTGTGTGGTCTCAAAAACGCTGGTGCCATCAGCCTCTTGCTGGATGGTTGTCTTGGTCTTAGTTACCGCGTCGTCTCTGATAATTCGCTTCATTTTACACCCTTAATAAAAGGATGAGGGGGCAGTCGCCCGCCCCCTCAGTTTTAGTTAGATGGTGCCATCTAGGTCGAAGATGCCAGCGTGTGCAGCCGGAGCTGTAGGCTTGAGTGCCCACTCCACGAGGATGTGGCTAGTCTCGGCATCGCCATTTTTGGCAAGTGCTTCTTCCTTGAAGTTACGACCGTTGAGTGTAGCCAGCTCAACAAAGTCTGGGTCGATCAGGAAGATTTTGTCGTTTGACATATACCGTGATGGGACAATGTCAATTGTGCCGAAGTCAGTCAGCATGACTGAAACTGAAGACACATATGTTGGTGCCTTAGCTGCTGTCATGTTCACGTCGTTTGACACAAGGTTGCCAGTGGCTGACAGGTCAGACAGGTTGGCGCGGTTGGTGGCAGATGCCAGAAGCATCTTAGGGTTGCCGCCGTCTTCCCACGCTGCCTGCATCGCGTCCTGAACCATATCGAGGGTCAAGGCGCGTGCAGTACCTGCGGTGACTGTTGCAGTACCGTTGGCACCGACAGCAAACGCACCAGTCGCACCGACTGAGCCGTTTGAAATCCAAGTCATCAGCGAGGCTGATTTGCGAGGGTCTGAACCGTCGCGAGCTTGGTTTGTGTCGGTGATCGACTTCTCTATATCGCGACGCAATTCTAAAGATTTTAAAATCTTTTGATAATTGTGTTCACGCTCGCGGCCCGCCAAATCTACTGCATCCAGGGTACCGGATGTAGCAAATACCTTTTTGGAAATTTGGCAATAATTTCCGACCCTTACGGTAGGTACGGCTGTGCCAGTTGCAGTTGTCGCACCCTCATCGTGATAGTTAACAGCAGATGCCGTGTCCAAATTTTGAACTTGCCATTCTGTAAAAATTGATGAGGCTGTTGTCTTCTTGATCGCAGAAAATGCGGGGCACTCACTTGGATCAATCCGATAAATTACATTGGCAAGGTCTTCGCGCTCACCAATGGCTGCTTGGGTAGTATAGGTCGCCATTTGTTAGTCTTTCTGGGCTATCGCCCCATTAGGTAATTGACAGCGGCGTCGACAGTTCCTTCGGCCTCAAACCGTTTTTTTGCCTCACGCCGTGAACGATTAGCAACATCTCGCTTGGTGGTTGGTTGACCTGCCCTAGCCATTTTTGGCGATTTGCGTGTACGCTGTTTTGCACTTGGCTTTTTTTCCATTAGTGTGTCGTACTTCCACGCTTTGTAGAGTAATTCAATCGCCCGACTGTCGGACGCTGATTGAATTTCCTCCTCGCTAAAGCCAATCCGGCGCTGGGCATACTTGATAACTTCGTTCCGCTCTTTTTCACGGACGTCGTCATTTTGCCACTCAGGTATCCGGTTGAGCATCTCGACGCGCTGATCCGCTAACCTGCGTTTCATCTGCTCTTGATACTCATAGGCTTGTTCTTGGGCAATTCTCTCACGCTCTGCATTTGCCGCCGCAAGCTGCCTTTGGGATTTGTCCCACTCAGTCTTGGCGAAAAATATATCGTCAGTAGAATAGCCCTCATCTTTTAGGGCTGACCAGTCAGGTTCCTGCTCAGGGATTGCCGAACTAATCTGATCTCGCAACACTTCAAGTTGCTGTGCGTAAGCATCCCGCAGTTGTTTAGTCTGAGCCGCCTCGGCCTCAAAGGCTTTGCGTTGCTCGGCTAACTCCATTGATCGCTTAGTAAACGCCTTCTGCCGCTGATAACCCTTTAGCGCCTCATCCAAGCTGACCTCGATTTCCTCGCCATCCACCTTTACGGTGTAGACGTTTTCTTCGGGGGCTTGTTCATCCTCGCTGTCGTCATCGTCGTAGTCGACGTCTTCGCCGTCATCAGCCTCATCGTCATAGTCGTCTTCTGGGGCGTCGTCTTCGACGTTATCCATCAACGGTTCTGGCGCCTCGGCTTCGGGCTGTTGAGGTTCTGCTTGAACCTCGGCTCGCTCATCTGTCGCAGTATCCTCGGAGGGATTGCTCAGAAGGCTAATTGCATCATTCATTGAAATCGGGCCGGTCTCATTAGAGGTATCGGACATTTAAAGTCACCTTTTGTTAATTGACACTCGCCGCTTGAAATCATCAAGCTGCACTTGCGCTAACTTACCATCCTCGACCACACTTTGGAAATACCCCTTTAAAGTCGCAAGACTTTGGGTTAATTGGTAAATCCTCTCGCGGTTCTCGACGTCGGCGACGTCACTCTGCCGCCACGCATCCAAAAACTGCGCGTCGAGATATGCAAACGCCTCGTTAAACAGGTCATTTCGCAGTATGGCCTCAGCCTTTTCTGCTCTTACCTGCTTTTCCCTCGCCTTGCCTTCGTCCATAAGTGTCCTAACTTAACAATGTGTAACCAGGGTATGCTGGCATTACTGCCCCGCGTCTGCGGAAGTCCGTGTTTGCCGCCGCAAATTGTGACGGCGTTCCAAAGCCTGCGCCGTACTGCTGTTGGAATTGCGGCAAGCCTGTTGGCGCCATATCAAGCAATCCCATCTGTGCGTAACCGCCGGTTGTCGGGGTTGCAACGGTGCCGCCGCCTGTGCCAGCGGCTGTGCCGGTATCAAGCCGGCAAGCCTGCAAGTCCTCATCAAATATATAGCCATCTTCACACTGGCCGGTCTCTGGGTCTACTGGCTTGACTTCTTCGTATCCGTCGCGGCCGCCGTAATCAGCATTAGGGTCTGTGCCATATTTCACGTTTCCGTATTCATCTGTAAACGCAACAGGGTTACCAGACTTGTCTCTTATCACATTACTTTGCAATGCGGCCAACGCAGATGGGTCTAGCCCACCAAACTTATTTGCGTTTCTGTCACCAAATCCAAGGCTAGAGAAAAATCCCGGGGGGTTGCCGCCCATAGCGCCTGCAAGATTTCTAACATTTTGCAGGCCAAGATAGTTACCCAACCCCACAAGCGGCAACATAGACATTGGCGAGTTCATTCTGTCTACAGCTATCTTTTCGCGTCTGGACAGATTCTGCAAATCTTTGTTGAGCTGCATTAGTTGCTCAACCGTAGTGTCGTATTGATTTACGGCAGGAGCCTCACCCATCAAACTATAGTCGCTTGCGCCGCCATATTGACTTGGAGTTTCTTGGTAAAAGTCAGAGTAATCATAGCCAGCGCTGTCGTCGTTGTAGCTATCATTGCCACCATAGTCGCTTTCGTAAGAACTCATAGCCTCGCCAGCGAAAGCGTCATCTTCGTCGCTGTAAAACGCAGGAATACCCATCGGCCCTGGCTTGCCGGCACCGCCATTGTCCATCAAAAGCTGCGCTTCCTCTGGCGTGATATAGGCCAGCAGGTGATCCTGACCGCGAATGGTCGTGTTGCGTGGCGGCATCATCTTGTTAACTTTAGCCATATCTATACCCTCGGCAGGTTAGTTGAAATCTGTGCATCAGTCACAGCCTTGGCGACGCGCAACTCAGCCTCGGCCTGAAGCTCTTGCTGGCGCAGCTCGGTCTCCACGACCATCTTCTCGCGCTCCATCTGCATTTCTGCTTGGAACTTCTCGCGCTCCAGCTCCAGCTTGGCCATAGCCTTTTCACGCTCAAGCTCAATCTGTGCCTGCGCCTTTTGCTGCTCAAGCTGCATCTGCATCTGAAGCATTTGCTGCTCAGGCGACGGCTGCTGCTGCTCTTGGCCTGCCTTGGCCTGCGCCTCAGCCATCTTCTGCTTGATCACTTCAGGCGAGCTGAAATACAAGTCGGCATCCTTGAAGCCACCAATCTCAGCAATAGAGCGCAAGGTCGAAATATATTGATCCATAGACACGGCTGGGTTATCAGGCCCTAGCTGCATCAGGATTTGCTCTTGCTTGGCTGCAATCTGCGTCAAAAACGCAATCTTGGTTTCATCGTCAGTCGTGCCCAACCCAACCTGCACAATCGTGTCAAACTGAGACTTCCACTCGGCAGGGTTCAGCGGAACAAACTTGTTGCGAAGGCGGATGATTTTCTCTTTGTTGTCGTGCTTGGTTACTAGATGCAAAATACCACGGAACAAATCTTTAACGCCTGTCTCGGCAAATGTGCGACAGTAGCTCTCCAACTTAACCTGCGCGCCGCGTACAGTCGCGCTGACGGCGCTTGCGGTGCTTGACTGTAGACTGTTAGCGTCGAGGCCTTGAGACGCCCTAGAGAGGCCTGTGCGGGTCTCTTTTACGGTGTCTAGGTAATCCATAAGAGGCCGGATTTCCCCGCCGACTGATGCGCCGGTAATCGGCTGCAACATACCAGGCTGGCGTGCACGGATTACTGAGCCAGCGGAGCCAGACAGCAAGTCATCCATATTAACCTGACCCTCAACCGCAACCATACGCGGCAAGGTCGACGAGTAGACACTGTCGAGGTACTGGCGCATCAAGGTAGACTTGATGACCTGCAAATCCTCAGTCATGTCGTAAATGCTGCGGCCGATTAGGCGGTGCGGCATCAAAATAGGCGTGACGCACGCAAACGGCACATGATCGAACGGCTCGTTGTGCAGGATGTGCTGCCCTTCAGGGCCAATCGCACAAATGCGGCGGCGCTCGGCAATGCCGTCGCCATCAACGTCCATCTTGACGATGCACTCGTAGTAAGGCACTTCGCGCAGTGATGGGTCTGCTGGCTCTGTGCGTGCGGCACTCTCTAAATCTTGGAAGCGCGTTGACTTCTCGCGGTCAATGTCCAAGTCGCCTGATCCGGCAAACTCCTCAACCTCATCGTAGTCGTAACCCATAGACACCAAGTCAGAAATAGTCAGGGTGGTGCGGTGAGCCATAAAGTTGGCGTCCTCAAGCGACACGGCGCGGCGCGATACCAAGAACTCCTCTGAGGGGATGTTGATAACCTTGATGCGGCCACTCTCGCGGGTCACGCGCACAGTCAGGTCGTATTCGCTTTCCAGCTCGACCAGCTCGCCGCTTTCCTCGTCGGTGTAGCTGTTAACCACAGTCTCGGTCTGCTCAACGATCTCAACGTCTGGGTCTTCAAGCAGCAAAGCCAGTTCAGCCTCATTCAGCCCGCTGTAGCTTTCCTCCTCAACCTCTTTTTCGGTTTCCCAAAAATACTTGATGACGCCCAGCCGGAACATGAACGCATCTTTGAACCAAGTGTGAAATAATTTATACCCGTCATTTTGCGACTGGATTACATAATTGACGTAATCCGTAGCCTGCTGTGCCGGCTCAACGTCTTCGGCAGTGCGCGGGCTAAACCTGACATATTCGTCAGACGAAAAGAACACCCGCATAATGTTGGGCATAGCGGCCTCAATGGTGTCGGCCATCTCGGTAGCAACAACCTGAGAGCGGCCGTCGACCTCGTTGCCAAATGGCTCGCCCATATAGAAATCCATAGCGCGCAAGCGGTCTTGGCTGTACTCGCTGTCGAAATAATTAAGGGCATCGCTGATCTCGCTCGACAACGCCGAGCTGAGTTCAATGTCATCCATTTTTTTTGGCATTGGTTTTTACACCCCTTGCGCGTTTCTTTGGCGCACGTTTTGGCTTGTCCGTCAACGTCGACTGAGGCTCATTATCGCATAAATCCGTGCCAGACACCACCGGAACCTCAGAAGTCAAGGTGCGGCGGCGCTGTGCACGCATAAAATTCAACCGCATTACTTGGCTTCTGAATATTTGCCAAGGATTTGGTTGACCATCTTTTGCGCCCGAACTGGTGAACGCTTTGGCAGCGTAGTTGGCGGCGTCAGCTTCATTGTTGACGGGCCTGTCAGCTCAGTATTCATCGCGTGCTTCGGGTCGGCGGTTCCGTATTTTTTATTGATCATCTTTTTTAACTTTCTTTTTGAAAATTGACGGAGCTTCGACGCGCTTGGTCGGCTTGTCGCCCGAGCTTGTCAAAACATTTTGGGGGAAGTCAGGCACGGGCTCTGGTAGCGGCAAGGGATTTTTACCCTGAATACAGCGCTGCTTGTCTGCGCAACGCCCGCGATATGGGCAGTCTGGACATACTTTCATGCTTTTGACACTTTCTTTTTCTTTGCGGTTTTGGCGGCGGCCTTGAACGCTGCCGCAGTTGGTGCGCCTTTAGCGCCGGGTTTGCGCATTTTCTCGCCTGACCCAGCCTTAATTCTGGCGCGCTTGTTTGCGATATTCTGGTAGAGCGACACTACCACTTCTCCTTGTTAGCCCAATACGCCGCAGACATCTTGCCCTTGGCTATGTTCTGCGCGTGACGCGCCTTGAAGCTCTTGCGTCGCGCCGCGTCGGATGAGCTTTCACCTTTTCGACTTGGCGAGCCACTCACGCCCTGCTGACCGAAGCGGATCGTCTTAATCTGATCGCCAGACTTCGCCACAACGACGTGCGACTTGGTCGGGTGCGAGGGGGTGCGCCTCGGTTGATTGTAACCGGAGACGCCTGCTTTGGCTAGGCGCGGGTCTTTTGGGGCTCGGGGTGCCATTATTTAACCTTTGCTATTGTTTCGATATATGTAGTACAATTCATTTTTAACTAAGGGATCACGTTATGAACGCACAAGATAAAAGAGAGAGAATAATTTTGACAGTTGCGGCGCACTTAGAAACCGCTGACCCAACAACAGACCACAAGCAAAAGTTAATAGGCTTGGATGCTCTTTTGTGTGAGGCTATCGGCATCGACCAAGAAACAAATCCGCCAGAGTTCATTTTAGTACCCTAACAGGCCAGACATAGTATCAACAAGCTCTTGGTCAACAATCTGATAAGGGTTGTTCAGTCTTGTAGTATACTGTTTCATGCTCGCAGGTTGTGGCGCGCCAGACTTTGTTGTCGCCCCTTCAAGGGTTTTAAAGAAATCTCTATAAAAAATCTCATTTGGTATTGTTCCCGAAAGCTGCACAGGATCGCCAGCGCGGCGCATAGCGGTGCTATATGTTGAGTGGGGCATTATAGGGCTTTTAACAGCTCCACCAGCAACATCAATCGGGATAAAAGACAAACCAGTTTGGAATGTTGGCACATTTTGCTGCGCCTTTTCCGTTAAAGCGTATCTGGCTTTACCAACCATCGGGAAACCCTTAGACCGCCATAAGTCTTTGTCCATTTCCTTGATTATCGTTGCTCTAGTTTTGCCAGATTTTTGCGACTTCATCCATTCCCTAAACTTGGGCGACTTTACACCGGGGAAGCTAGGAAAAGATTTTTTTATTTCATCATCAAATTGCTTTGCATCTTTTTTAGTTATTTTTGATGTTTTTAACATCTCAGCCACTGCTGCTGAATTAAAGTCAGTAAAGTCAACGGCTGTCGGGTTCATTGTGGAATGAGCCAAAACAACATCTTCTATGCCAGTTTCTTCTTGAGCCTTTTTAGCGCGAGCCAAAAGCCCTGATATAACACCCTCGTCTGACGCCCAAGCATATGGCGTTGCAAGCTGGTAATCCCTGCCCCCCAAAGCAGATACCGGCTCATCAAAGACCTGACCAGACAAACTTTTAAGGGTGCCAACTCCGCTTCTGTCGCCAGCGCCAAACAACGCAACTTTTCCAAGCAGGCTTTCTGGTTTGACAATTTTTCTATCTGGAAAAAGCAGGCTCATAGGCTCAAAGTCATACTGCATTTCAGCCAAAGGCTCGTCGAGCTTTATCTTGCTGTACCCCATAGGGTCTAGTTCAGTCTTTGTTGGAGGCTTTACGCGGCCACCCATAGCGCCAAGGGTTGCGCCGCCAGCCTTAGCTGCGGCAATACCCGCAGGCGCAAGTGGTGCGGAGACGGCTAGTGGGTCATAACTGATAGGATTTCCGGCGGCGTCAACAAGATCACCCGACCCACCGCCAGCGACGTCTAAGCCAGCCGCAATCTGCTGATTAGCCGCCTGACGCATTGCCTCAGGCATAGCGGAAGCGGCATCGACAGCCGCCTCAGGGTCTGACAGTAATCCAGAAATGGCGCGGTACGCAGGCATGTACTCAAACCCAAACTCAGGGTCTCCGTAGACGCCGGCCTGATATTGCGGATAAAGCGCGCCGTCGGCCTCCATATAGGTGGTCTCGGCTGGGGTTACGACGGGACGCCGCACAGGGGTAAACGCGTTGGCCAAAAGACCCAACAGGCCGCGCTCGGCCTCGGCTGTTCGCCCGTATTCATATGGTGCCATTAAACAATCCAGCCAGTGTTGGGTTTCATCATGCGATTTGAATTATAACCCTTTGAGTAGCCACCGGCAACCGCACCCTGATGGGCGAAGGTCAGGGCAAACGCGTCGGCCGTGTCAGGCGACCTCTGCCCGCGTCGCTTCATCTCATCCTTGCTCTCAATCTTTAGCTTGCCGGTCGACAAATACTTATACCGGATCGACGTCAGCTCCGAAATCAACGTGTCGTCCTGCGGCATCTTGACGTCGCGCGCCTCAAACCACTCGCGGGCGTTCCAGTAAATTTCGTCGCGCAGCCGGTTAAACCGATCCTTCAGCGACGCAGTCTCAGACACAGACACGGCAACCGCAGGCAAATCCAGCTCGCGCAGGCGGTCAGCCAGTCCCGCACCCAAGCCAATCGCGTCCACATAGATGGCCTGCGGGCGCATCTTGTACGGCACGGCGTCGTGCTCGGCCAAGATAATGCCGGCCATCTCCATCAAATCCTTATTCTGCCACGTCTTGATGGGCTCAATCATCACATTACCCTGACGCTTGCACAACGCCGACCTGTCGGAACCAAACCGCGCGACGTCCAAGCCCCAAACAACCGGCGTCGTAGGCGCAGCCTCAACGTCACGCTTGACCGC